TAAGGAGTTAATATGTGTAGACGAGTTGAGAGATGTGGCAGACGAAGCACCAGAGGTAGAGAAACACGAAGCATACGAAAGGTTAGACGCAAGAATAAAACAAGAGATACTGAATTGGCATTGGTATGACACCAAGCTATTCACACTCTATCTCAAAGAAGATATGTCAATGAGAGACATTGCAAGCGAAACTAACATCAGTCTTACATCAATCTACAACACACTAAAGAACTGCAAGGAACGTCTAAGAGAAAACGTAGGAGACGATTGGTCTGATTATTTGAATAACGATTTTGAGCTAATATGAAACACATACTGCAAGCATTAGACGAGAAGCTCGCAAGCTATAAAGAAAAGGCTAAAGCAAACGCAAAGTTTTTCAATGATATGGCTGACCAAATTGAGCAACTAAAACACGAAAATAAAATGCTTAGAAACGATTTAAAAGAATTAAGTAACGAATATTATAAAGAATGGCTAAAAGAAAAGCAAAAGGATTAGGAGATACGATTGAGCAGATTACTGAGGTAACTGGTATCAAGAAGTTAGTAGAATTTGTAGCAGGAGAAGACTGCGGATGCGAGGAACGTAAAAAGAAACTCAACGAGTTATTCCCGTACAGAAACACGAACTGCTTAACTGAGGAGGAATACACTTGGTTAAACGAATCAGGAGTACTTACTCAACAAACATTCAGACCTACTGAACAAACGAGATTGATTGCAATTTACAACCGTGTCTTCAACTTACGTCAAGAGCCTACATCTTGTGCTTCTTGTTTCCGTGAGATTGTAATGAAGATGCAAAAGGTATTTGAAGAGTACAAAGGATGAGATACTACATATTAGACTACGGCAAAGATTTGATTGAGTACGCTCACTCTCTATCGGAAAGGATACGAAAAGACGGACACCACTTGATTGAATACTTCACAGATGCCGATGGTTTAATGTGCTTAGAAGAGCTAACAGAAGACGAATTCTTAGACCACTTTAAAAAAGTAAAAGATGCCTTTACCGACACCACTACCTAAAGAACAAAAAGGAGAGTTCCTCCAAAGATGTATGATGGATGACACTATGGTCAGAGAATACAAAGACCAAGACCAGAGATACGCAATATGTAGAAACCAAATAGAAAAACACGAACTAACAAATGGCAAAAGTAGGAAGACCACGAAAAATAGATAGTCCTGAACACCTCTTAGAACTATTCCAAAGCTACAAGAAATGGGTAAAAGAAAACCCAAGATACAAATACACCCTAAACCAAAGGACTGGAGATATGGTAGCTGAACCTCTTGAATGTCCACTCACAATGGAGGGCTTTGAAGTCTACTGCTACAATAAGTTCGAGTTAACAGTTGACCACTATATTAAGAATACTCAAGGAGCTTACGAAGAATTTTGTCCCATCTCTACACATATAAAGCGAGAAATCCGACAAGACCAAATCAACGGAGGCTTAGTTGGGCAGTATAATGCAAACTTAACCGCACGTTTAAACGGACTAACTGAGAAGACTGAGAACACCATCGTAACCGAGCAACCGCTATTCAACTTTAATGTTTCAGGTAACAACGGCAATTCATAAAATCTACGAACTCCAAAAGAGAATCAAGATTATTCAAGGAGGTACGTCAGCAGGAAAGACATTTGGAATCCTGCCCGTACTTATAGACAAGTGTGCCCGAGAAAAAGGATTAGAAGTTTCAGTAGTTGCTGAGACTATTCCGCATTTGAGGAGAGGTGCTTTAAAAGACTTCCTGAAGATTATGCGTTGGACTGGTAGGTATGTTGAAGACCGATTCAATGCAACACTACTGAGATACGAATTTGCTAACGGAAGCAGTATAGAGTTTTTCTCTGCTGATAACGCATCTAAACTTCGAGGAGCAAGACGTGACATCCTATACATCAACGAGTGCAACAACGTAACCTTTGATGCTTACTTAGAGCTTTCCATTCGTACAAAGAAAGAGATTTACCTTGACTTTAACCCTGCCAATGAGTTTTGGGTTCACAAGGAACTGAAAGACGAACCAGATGCAGATTTTATAATTCTTACATACAAAGACAACGAAGCCTTAGACGAGAGCATTATCCGTCAAATAGAAAAGAACCGTGACAAGGCAGCTACGAGTTCATACTGGGCAAATTGGTGGCGAGTGTATGGTCTCGGAGAAGTAGGTATGCTTGAGGGTGTAATCTTTGACAACTGGAAAGAGATTGACAAGATACCTGACGATGCAAGATTGGTAGGAATAGGGCTTGACTTTGGATACACGAATGACCCTACTGCAGCGATAGAAATCTATAATTGGAATGGACAACGCATAGTAAACGAAATTGTTTACAGAACGGGAATGCTTAACTCGGATATTGCTAAGATACTTCCGTCAAGCGTTACTATCTACGCTGATTCCTCAGAGCCTAAATCCATAGACGAGATTAGACGCTACGGAAAGACGATTAAAGGAGTTACAAAGGGAGCAGATTCAATACGATATGGTATAGATGTAATGCAACGTCAAAGCTACTTAGTAACCAAGCAGAGTACAAACCTAATCAAGGAGCTTAGGTCATATTGTTGGGATGTAGACAAACAAGGAGTAAGACTAAAAAACCCTGCAGGAGGAAACGACCACGCTATTGACGCACTTAGATACCACGAGATGGAAAGTCTCGGCTTAAATTCAAATTATGGACAATACGCAATCCGATGAGTTGCCTAAAATGAAAGCAGTAGTAGAGGAGTACATCTACAACGAGAAAGGCAAAAAGGTCAAGATAGTCTTTGACGACATATACAAGATACGAATGCACTCACAGATGCTGGCAGCAGCTTATGCCTATGTGCTACAAAAACAAGAACAAAAAGTTAAATAGATATGGAAATCCAAGTAAAAGTACCAACCTCACTAAACGAAATCCCACTTAAGCACTATGTGGACTTCTTGAACGTGCAGAAAGGTTCAAACGATGAAGAGTTCATTGCTCAAAAGATGATTGAGATTTTCTGTGGCATCAGGTTATCGGATGTGGCTAACATCAAGCTGACGTCACTCAATGAAATGGTTGCTCACTTTACAAACCTATTCAGCCAAAAGCCAGAGTTCACACAGACGTTTAAAATCGCAGATATAGAGTTTGGTTTTATTCCGAACTTAGAAGAGATTTCTTTCGGAGAGTATGTGGACTTAGAGAACAGTCTACAAAGTTGGGATACTTACAACAAGGCAATGGCAGTAATGTACCGACCTATCAAAACACGAAAGGGAGATAAGTACGAAATACAAGACTACAAACCAAGTAAAGACCATCAGGAGTTGATGCAGTTCGCTCCGCTTGATGTGTGCATAGCAGCATCGGTTTTTTTTTACAATTTAGGAAACGAGTTACTGACGGCTACCCTGAACTATTTGGAGAAGCAGATGAAGATGGACAAGAACCTATCAATGACTTTAGCGAAACAACTCAATTTGCAAAACGATGGGGATGGTATCAGTCAATATATGCACTCGCTAAAGGAGACGTTACAAGATTCGATGAAGTTACCACACTTCGACTTACTAAATGTCTCACCTATCTCACATTCGAAAAGCAAAAAAACGAAATTGAACAACGACAACTCCAAAGACAATTAAGACGATGAAAGGATTTTACACTATAACAGAAGCTCTACAAACACATTTCAACAATGACGTGTTAGTAAATACAGTTACTGAGGGCGATATCTTCGAGGTAGACTTAAACAAGCAGACTATCTTCCCACTTGTGCACGTAATGGTCAACAATGCGACCTTTGAAACCAACGTAGTACGCTTCAACATTAGCCTATTGGCTATGGACATCGTCAACATATCAAAAGACGAAACCACAAACATCTATAGAGGCAACGCAAACGAGCAAGACGTTCTTAACACTCAGTTAGAAATCTTAAATCGTGCTTATGCTCAAATGCTTCACGGCAATATGTGGGATTCTAAAGTCGTAGTAGACGGAAATCCTACCTGCGAACCGTTTACTGAACGCTTTGAAAACTACTTAGCTGGGTGGACTATGACATTTGACGTTCTGATTCCTAACGAGGTTACCATCTGCTAATGGAAAAGAGCGAAGTTCAAAAGGCTTTAGAGAGGTTTAGAGACCACGTTGTGAGTATCTCTAAGCGTAACCTTACAAACAAGCAAAAGAACTCGTCTAAGAAGCTCTACAATTCTATTCAAGGCAAGGTAAAGGCGAACCCTAATAGCTTTGAGTTAGAATTCTCAATGGAAGACTACGGGGTTTACCAAGATGCAGGGGTATCAGGTACAAAAAAGAAGTACAATACTCCTTACTCCTACAAATCAAAGATGCCTCCAGTCAAAGCATTTGACAAATGGTTGGTCAGAAAAGGAATTGCACCACGAGACAAAGGTAAGTTCACTTCTCGTAAGAGTTTGGCTTTCCTGATTGCAAGAAGCGTGTACAGAAACGGAATCAAACCAAGTTTATTTTTCACTAAACCCTTTGAAGCAGCATACAAAAACCTACCTCAAGAGTTAATAGATAAGTACGGTTTGGATGCGATAGAGTTATTCAACGAACAAATAGACGAAATTATAAGAAAAAATGGCTAACATATTTGCAAGAAGTCCATATATCGTAGAAATAAACGAAACAGGGCAAGTAGAAACAAAGATTGAATTAAGACTATGGAACGGAACTGGCTCTGCACCAACAGCTCCTCAGTATATTCTAAGTAAATTGATTCCTGCTACTAACGCTCCTGCGACTTACTACGATTTATCTCCGTACATAAGTGAGTTTATCGCTCACAATACTTTGCAAGCTCAACCTACAACTGTTGCAAATACTACTAACACTCAATGGTGTAACGTACAGATAAAAAAATACAAGCGAGTAACAACAAGTTTTACTCAAGTAGGAACTACGGAAACGCATAAAGCATTCGATGGCTTTGGATATTTTGAGGATTTGTATAACCCAACTTTGAGTCCAGTACTTATCACTCCTTCAACTTATTACTATGCTTCAGGAGCTGAGGCTGGATGGATTACGGTTTCTTGTGCTACTGGATACTCTGCTAAATGGACTAACCCTGCAGGAAGCTCTCAAACACTTTCCTTAACCGCTTTCAATAATAGAGTTGTAGACATCAGAAGAGTGAACTCAAATTACACTTTGGTTGGTAATAAATTAGAAATTTTTGATAGTTCAAGCAACTTACTATGGGTTGGATATTTTTATCCAAAGACGGAATGTAAATACGACCCCGTTCAAATAGACTTTGTTAACAAGTTTGGAGCTTGGCAACGTGAGTGGTTCTTTAAGGCGTCTTACGATAGCTTGAATGTTGAAAACACGGAGTACAATACTTTACCATCTCAATACCCTAACTATTTATTGACTGAGGGGCAACGTAATCTATTCAATGTAAACGGAAAGCAAAGTATCAGAGTTAATACTGACTGGGTTGACCAAAGCTACTCAGAGACGATTAAACAAATTATGCTGAGCGAGAAAGTTCTAATCAACAAGAAAGCAGCTAAGATAAACACGAAATCTACTGAGTTATTCAAGAGCATCAACACTCATATGATTAACTATCAATTAGAATTTGAATACGCATTTGATACTATCAACTCCGTAATGTAATGAGCAGAACAGTACATTTATACGTAAGCACTACAAGCTATCAAAACATAACTACTTCAGTAGTCAACAACTTCTTTACAAACGTAACTGCAAATGGTGGCGTATGTGAAAGCGGTCAATGTATGATTGACTATCTTAATTCTTTAGGAGGTCTTAATGGTAATTTAGCAACTTCTGAAAGATTAGAACTTTTCGATGATGAACAAATCCAAGTAACAAGCACCGTTCAAAACGTACAGGATATTTCTAAGACGTTCACGGACTTTTCGCAGTCGTTTACAATTCCTGCCAACGACCATAACAACCGAATACTTCAGCACTTTTATCAATCAGATGTCAATGCGTTAATAGATTACAATTTAAGATTAGATTCTTTCATTGAGATTGACCTGACGTTTTTCCGTAGAGGTAAGTTGCAGGTTGAAAAGGCGAACCTAAAAAACGGAAGACCTCAAAGTTACACCGTAACATTTTACGGAGATGGCAGAACGCTCAAAGATTACTTTGGCGAGGATTTACTTTCGGATTTGGACTATACGGCACTTTCGCACAAATTTAGCTCCGCTGAAATAATAGCAAGAATTAACGGTGGTATTATGGATGACGTTAAATGGCCTTTGATTACTTCGAATAGAATTTGGGAGTATCAATCCACAAACGTCAATGTGCCTACTCCTAACTGGCTAACGTCAACGCTAACAAATAACGACATACATACAAATTCAGGTGCGGTAAATAAAGACGAATTATTCCCTGCAGTTAGAGTAGCTAAAATCTTGGATTTAATTGAGGCTAAATATGGCATTACTTTTAACGGAACATTTTTAAGCGACCAGAGATTTACTGATTTGTTTTTATGGTACAAGTCTACGGAAACTCTAATTAAGACATCGGAGTCTTTTGATGTTGATATGACTGCAGTTGCTCCTGTGTTTACAGTTTACGATTTGACAAATAAGGTTAATTTAACAACAAATGAAATTCAAGTTGATTTTATTCCAAATGTTATATCTCACGTTATTAACTTAAATGTTACCTCAGTAGTTAACACTGACGATTATTTTATTGACGTATATCAAAACGGAAACTTATTCAATTCAATACAAGGCTCTGGAGTTGCATCTTATCAAGTTGCTTTAATTTTTAACAACTCAGGTTTAGATTCTACTTATTCGTTTAAGTTACGCAGCGATGCTCCAAACGTAATAGCTTATAACTTAAGATACAACGTAAGACATTTTTCTACTGGTATTCCATTCACGCTTCTAACTGATTATATTGACATCACTTGCGCTAACATTACATTTAACGCAAATATCAATTTATCAGCTAATGCTCCAAAGATGAAGATAGCGGATTTCTTTTCAGGAATCCTAAAGACTTTCAATATGGTTTGCGTTAGCTCTGACGTTAATGTTTATGACTTAGCTCCTTTAGACGATTGGTATGGACAAGGAGCGATTGTAGATATCACGGAAGACACGGACATTGCTTCTATTGACGTTGCTCGTATGCCACTTTACAAAAAGATTCAGTTCAAGTTTGCAGATAGCGAGTGTATGCTTAATAAATTCTTTAGTCAAACTTTTAACCGAAACTACGGAGATACCACATATCAGTATAACTATGACGGAGGAGAGTTTACTGTAGAGCTACCATTTGAGAACTTGCTACAATCTAAATTCAATGGCAGTCAAAACTTGCAGTTGGGATACTCGCTTAATTCGGAGTTTGCTCCTTACATTCCAAAGCCTGTTTTGTTATATACTTATGAATTACAGGATACCAACTTTAAGTTTGCTAATGATGGCGGAGGTCATTCTACAATAACAAGCTACATACCATTTGGACAAGACTTACGATATAATAACACGGACTTAACCTTAAACTTTGCACCTGACACCTCAACGCTTTTAGACATACCTATTGAGCAAACTTTATTTGCGCAGTATTACTTCTCTTACCTTTTCAACCTATACAACTTAAAACAAAGGCTAATCACAGTTAAAACCATTCTGCCAGTAGGAGTATTAACAAATCTAAAACTGAATGACCGAGTTATAATTAGAGACAAGCGTTATATCATAAACGATA